AAAACGGTGACTCTTTACGATACGTAAAGGATCAAACCGAGGCTATTTGTTTAGAGGCCGTGAAACAAAACGGTGACTCTTTACGATACGTAAAGGATCAAACCGAGGCTATTTGTTTAGAGGCCGTGAAACAAAACGGTGACTCTTTACGATACGTAAAGGATCAAACCGAGGCTATTTGTTTAGAGGCCGTGAAACAAAACGGTGACTCTTTACGATACGTAAAGGATCAAACCGAGGCTATTTGTTTAGAGGCCGTGAAACAAAACGGTGACTCTTTACGATACGTAAAGGATCAAACCGAGGCTATTTGTTTAGAGGCCGTTAAACAAGACGGTGACTCTTTACAATACGTAAATTTATAAAACATGAAACTAATAAAAAACCCCAGAGGGGCAATATTGACGATTTTAGATTTTGAAGCTTGGGACGGATTAAACGAACGTTTAGAGCTCTGCAGTAAAATAAAAGTAAATAGTACAGGCGAAACAACCGCGCTATTTTTTGAGTCGGTCGGCGGTTCTTACTGGGAAACATTCAAAAAAGACCCAACGGCGCAAATTTTCGAGCGCCCCAAGCTCGGCCAATTGTCGAAACCTGATTATTATTTAATAATATTAGATCTTGCCCGCTCCGATAACCAACCCCCGACCGTTATAAAATACTTAATCGAGTGTTATGAGTTAGCTATTAAGCATGAGAAGCAAACAAAGCGTTTAGAATACGAATTAAAAAATGATTTAGACACATCAAGCCGAAAAAGTACAAAGGTTTGGCAATTTTAGAAAATATGAAAAAATTAATATTAATAACCTTAGCGCTTTTGTTCTTTACGTGCTCAGGACACGCCCAGAACTTTAAGCAATACAAACAAGCTGAGTTTTTAACGTTTGCTTATGAGTTTGCAATTATAGTACATTTTAAATACGATATACCGCCCGCGGTAACGATGGCCGTTTGTATTTTAGAAAGTGGTTGGGGGCAAAGTTACGCCGCCCGTGTTAGGTGCAATTATTTCGGGTATAATAAAGGCAAAAAGATTTACCCCAGTGCAACCGCTTCTTTTTTAGATTTTGGTTTGTTATTACGTACAAAAAAGAGATATAAACCATTATTTAAAAACGATCTTACAGACGTCGGGTTATTTTGCCACGGGCTCAGGGCTTGCGGTTATAACAATAGTGAGGATTACCCAACTAAATTAATTCAAATAATTAAATCTTATAAACTAGATGAACTCTAAACCACTTTCTAAAAGCCATTATAATATGTTTTGCGCCTTGCTCCAAATAAAAAATAACAGGGCCTCAAGCTTAGCCCTATTTAAAAAGATTCTAAATAGTTAAGAGCCTTTTTTTATTGCAAAAGTTTTTGTATATTTGTTTAAGGTCGTGGAAAACCTCAAAGATACATTTTTATTTTAATAGCCTTTAAAGGTGCGGTTAACACTTCCTTTGTGTTAATGTTTCCACGACCGCCGTACCTTTAAAGGCTTTTTTATTCTCTACAATGATATATAACACAATATACCACGATATAAGAAACGCCGCGGGGCTTAGTATGTTAGATTATTGTTTACTTGAGTCTATTTACTTACTTTCAACAAGTTCAAAAGCTAAATATAAAACTTGGTGCAATGCTACAAAACCCGCGTTTAATTACTTGGCGAGTTCTCGCACTATTGCAACCCGTTTTAAATATTTAGAGGCTAAGGGTTGGCTAATATTTAAAGACGAAAAGCGATTTTTAAAAAAGACCTCGGACAAGTATTTTTGCGAGGTTTACGCTTACATTTTAGGCATGAAGAAACTTCACCCCAAGCATGAAGAAACTTCACCCCCAGGCATGAAGAAACTTCACCCCAAGCATGAAGAAACTTCACCCAATAATAATAGTAACTCTATTGATAGTAATAAAAAAGAGAGTAAAAAAGGGGCCCCCTCTTCTGAGGACGCCTTAGAAAATAATTTTATTAAAAACCAAGACGAAAAAGAAAAAGAAAAAAGCCCCGCGAAAAAAGAAAAACATATTTTTCCAGATAACACCCCGAGAAAATCTTACAAGGTAACGCCCCCGCCAACTTTTGAAAATTCTAAAAAGCCTTTTGAAATATTTTTAAATAATTACCCTTTTGAGGCTAAGGGTTGGAGCAAGCAAATAATAAAAGATTTTTTATTGTATTGCGAAATTAGAGCCGAGGGCCGCCAACTTTCAACCGCTCAAATAAAACTAAGACTAACAGAAATAAACGAGGCATTAAAAAAACACGATAATAAAGATATTGTTATGATTTTAAAAGCCGCCCAAAATGGCCGCGGCGGCGGTTGGGCCTCTTTTGAGTTTGACGAACGAATAAAAGACCGCCTCGCAGCTAAGAACAAGAAAAAACATAATGTAACGGAAAGTTATGATATTGTAAAGGATCAATTAAACGACCCTAATTTTTTATTTAAAATGTAAATTATAAAAGCAATGAACAACAAACCAACAACAACAAATAATAAGCACGAAATTATTTTAAAACCTAGAAGCTCGGGCCGCACGTTTGCCGTTTTAGCTCAAAAATGCCATACAACCCCCGACGTACTGGCTACAATAATAAAAGGCGAAAAAAACCGTATAAAAGAATGTTTAGAGTTTTCTCAAGAGGAAACTATTAAATCGCTGCAAAATAGAATTTTTGGAGTTTTAGAGCTTTACACTTCGGCCCCAGTACGAACCGAAACGGGAATAACAGACAACGCGCGGCAATTAATCGCCGCCCTAATGAATATAACAATATCTAAATTCTCTTTTTTGTCGGTTGACGAAATAAAGCAAGCTTTTGACTTGGCCGCCCTCGATGGCTTGGATTTATCGACATATTACGGAAAAATAACCGTTACTTTGTATATAAAAGTGTTGAAAAACTATGTAAACAAGCGTAATTTAATACGCCAAGAATACGACAAATCTTTAAAACTTTTAAATACACAAAGCGACGAGGACAAGAAAAACGAGCTCAACGCCGCCGCCGTTAATAATATTATACAACAATACACGGCCTTAGTTGCTCAGTACATTAGCGGCGAAAAAGTAACGATTGAAAATATACCTTATAATTGGGGCGAGAATCTTAATAAAATAGGGCGTTTAAATGTAGAGTTAAGTACTAAGCAAGAAATAAAGAAAGAAGCTCTAAAAATGGCAATTAGTAGCGTAAAAAGGACAATAAGCGACGCAAAAGAAAACCCCTATACTAAAAAAGCACTAAGAGACACTCTTAAGAGTTATTTAAACAAGATCGCCGAGGGTGGCGAGCAAGAAACCCCCGAGAAAATAAAAGCTTTACAATTATCGTTTTATAAAAAACTCGTTGTTTTGGAATCAATTAAAAACGACGCTTTAGAACAATTTTAAGACATGAAAAACAAACTAAAAGAATATAATGTTTTGTCCTTATTTAACGGTATGTCATGCGGGTTTATGGCATTAGATAACCTAGGATATAAAAAGATAAATTATTATGTTTCAGAAATAGACAGACAAGCTAACAAAGCGGCTAAGATAATAAACCCTAATACTATATTTTTGGGTGACGTTGTAATGCTACGCCGCGTTATTTGTTGGAGCGATACGGTAATAAATAAAGCGCTTGCCTCTGCGTACTTAAGCCAGGGAACAAAAGACAAAATAAAGGCTTTGTTATTTGTTAGAAATGTAAAGTTTGATTTAATATTAGCGGGCTCGCCGTGTCAGGGTTTTAGCTTTGCGGGTAAACAACTTAATTTTGACGACCCAAGAAGTAAATTATTTTTTGATTTTGCCAAAATATTGGATAAACTTAAAAAAGTTAACCCAGAAGTTAATTTTTTACTTGAAAATGTAAGAATGAAGCAAGAAAGCGCTTTTATTATATCGAATATTTTAAAAGTAATGCCTATAAAAATAAACTCGGCTTTGTTGTCTGCTCAAAATAGAGCACGCCTTTATTGGGTTAACTTTGGGCCTCAGTTTCAAAAGGCAATGTTTCAGCCAATAAGTAGCGCAATAGAACAACCAAAAGATAAAGGTATTTTGTTAAATGATGTTTTAGAAAATAATGTAAGTGATAAATATTATTTAAGTGATAAGGGGATAAAAACGGTAACAAATGAAACTAGGCTAAAAAAGAGGTTTTCCGCTATTAATGGGGTAAAATCTCTTTGCTTGTTGGCGTCGGGCACAAACAATCTAAGCGGGACGCATATTGATGAGAATAAATTAACAATTTGCGCCGCGATGAGGGGCAGATACGACGACAACGGCGATATAAAACAAGAGATAGAAGTAAGAAAAGACAATAAAACCAATTGTTTAACCTCAGTACAAAAAGACAATTATTTAATAGTACCAGAGGCAACAAAAAAAGGATATACCGAAATAAAAGACGGCGAATGTGTAGATTTAACCTTTATTGATTCAAAGACAAGACGAGGGCGAAAAATGGATAAAAAAAGCAACTGTTTAACAGCCTCAAATTATGATTTTTGCCAATGGAAAGATGCTAAGATCAGACGTTTAACCCCCTTAGAGTGTATGAGGTTGCAAACAATACCCGCCAAATATTCGGATTTACTGTTAAAAAGTAATATTTCAGATAGTCAACATTATAAAATGGCTGGGAACGGTTGGACGGTTGAGGTTATAAGCTATCTTTTAAGCCATATTTAAAATAATTATTAACGGGGTCTTTGAGTCGCAATTAAGGAGCGCGGCAAGAGGGCCCCTTTTAATTATCACTCAGCTTTTAATATATTACAATAATTTATTATCTTAGTTGTATGATAAAGATACAATTAACCCCCGAAATACTTGAACGGGCAAAGTCTTATTTTGATTTTGAGGCTTTGCCTAATTCAATAACCAAGGGCGGCGGCAATATTTACGGCGCTATTGGCGAAATTATAACGCTTGATCATTACAAAAAATTAGGAGTTAAGGCAGAGCGGGCGAATACTTACGACTATGATTTAATTATAGACGGTTTAAAAGTAGATGTAAAAGCCCGCCCTTTAAATAAGCCTTTGCGGCCTTGGAATAGTGCGAGTATACCCGCGTACCAAAAGCAACAAAAAACAGATTATTATATCTTTGTGTTTATTTTAAAAGATTACTCGGCGGCATGGTTGGCGGGTTACCTGAGTAAAGAGGATTTTTACACAAAAGCCCGTTTGTATTTAAAAGACGAGCCGTCGGGGTTTAATTTTAACTTTCATTTAGATACTTATACAATCATTTCGCGACAACTCGACCCAATAACCCCCCTAAAAAGATATACTTTAATTACTGAGAATAAAAAAGCTTAACAGTTAATAACCGTTAAGCTTTTTTTTATTTGATTTTTAAGACCCAATTAAAAGCCTCTATTTTTACTTTATACGCTTTTATGTTTGCTTTGCTTTCTTCAATTTCTTTTTTGCTTCTATTGAATTGGTTAGCGTGTTTTTGAAAGTTATTTTCGAGTTCTATAAACTTATTTAGGTCGTTTATTTTTTCTTTTATTTCTGCTTTTTTTCGCATGAGTTTTATTTTACCTCTGTAAATTCTATGTACTGGGCCCCGCTCCGAGCCCGTTTTTCTTGCTGTTTTAAATAATTCTTTGCGGCTTGTATATTTACCGACCCGTCGGGGTTTAGGAATTTTCTAACTTTACGGCACTCTATTTTTAAAGCCTTGTCTTTTGTTCTTGTTGTTTTCTTGGTCAACGCCTCGAGCTCTTTTTTATGTAGATCTGTTACATAATCGAAACCCGCTTTCATTACCCCAATAAACCAAATAAGCAATAAAGGGAAAAATAATAATTGCATAATTATAATATTATTTTGATTAAAAAGAAAAAGAACCAAGCTACAAAAATAAAAGTGAAAAATTCCCAATAGTCGGTTTTGTTGTTATTGTTTTTCATTGTTCCAATTGTTTAATTTAATTAAATATTTTTCAAAATGTTTCGCCCGCTCTGGGTCGTTGCCTCTAATATGGTTGTTTATTTCTGATTTTCTGCAGAGCTCTAGCCGCTCGCCGTCGTCCAAGCTTACCCAAATACGAGGTACTTTTTGTTTACCGACGGGGGGCACTATATCGCCCTCTCTTGGCTCGCCTTTACTTTCTTCTTTACCTTGCTTTATTTGTATGTTATTTGTAACTAAAGACGCCTCGGGGGTGTCGTTAGATACGTTTTTAACCTTTTCTTTAATGACGTCTTTAATTGACCTTTTAGCCTTTTTTGTCGGTTCTTTAATTAAAGTTTTAGCCTCTTTTAGTTCTCTTTTTTCAAAGTTAGAGCACCAAAATAAAGTTAAAAATAAAACAACCTCAAAACCTAAAGAAGCAAACGCCGAGTAGTTGCCAAAAGTAACAATCCAATCTTTATTAATAGATTTAAGCTCTTTGTTTTTGTTCTTTGCGGCTTGAATCTCTGAGCGCTCGCCCGCTTGAATTATAGCCGCGTATTTTACTAAGCTATCTTTGTAATTCTTTATTAAGTTAAATTGTGCTTGCTCAGCTTTTACCGCTCTGGATCTTGTAACCCCTCGGCGGTTGTTGTTCTCGTTTATAAGTTTAGCTTGTCTTTCTGCCTCGGCTCCAAGCTTACCCCAGTACGCCGAGTTTTGGGCTAGTTTTTGGCTGTTGTTTTCTTTTATTAACTCAATATCTATTAAGTCAGGCTCAGCACTAAAAAACTTTATAGCATGAGGGGCCCCAAGGTAAGACGAGCACACCGACAAAGACGCCCCAACGGCGCAAAAAATAAGAATCGTTTTACTAATCTGTTCTTTACTATTTCTTTGTCGGTTGTATTCGTCGTAAGATATGCGCTTAAAAGCCTCTAATAATAGAAGCAAAGCAATTGTAGCAATAATAACAACCCCGAAACTTTTAGAGAATACCGCCGACAAAAGTAAAACCCCGCCCGCGGCAAAAATAGCGCTCAATATCTGCAGGCCGAAAGACAAGCCAATAAACATTTTATAAAACGGCTCTAACCGCTCCGAGTTAGTACGAAAAGAGTATTTCTTTTGTAGTTTTTCTAGTCTTTCTTTTTTGGCCAATAAGTCGGCCTCGTCGTTTATCTGTTCTTTGTTCATAAGTATTTTTTTTATTGTTCTAGTAGCTAAATTACAAAAAATAAAAAACAATTCCATAAAACCGAAAATGTTTTATTATATTTGTATTGGAACAAGTTTAAATAAAACAACGTTTTTAAGTATGAGGTTAACCAGAACAGAATTAAAACAAATAGCGGGCGAACTTTGGCTAAATGGCGAGAGTTATTTTCTTGATCACTCGGAAATATTAAAGAAATTTCAACAAGCTATAAAAATAGTCGGTAAGAATTTAAAAGATAGTATTGTTATAGACTTAGACAAGAACGAAACCGAGCAAGTAACCCAAATAAAAAGAAAATTAAATTTAACTTAGTCACTAATAACAACAACAACAAATGATTTTAAGACGATTAGGCAATAAAAAAAAGATCGCAAAAAAGATTCAAGCTTATTTCCCCGCGCATAAGATATACATTGAGCCGTTTTTTGGTGCAGGGGGAATGTTTTTTAATAAGCCAAAAGCTAAGTATAATATTGTTAATGATTTAGACAGCGATGTTTTTAATTTATTTCAAGTTGTAATGAATCAAAAAGAGGAACTAGAAAAGGCGTTTTATCTTATGCCTATACATTCGGATTTATTGGAGTACTGGAAAGTGAACAAAGAGGCAGAACCTATTAAAAAAGCTTTAAGGTTTTTATTTTTGTCTAATTTCACTTTTATGGGTTCGGGTTCGGGTTTGAGGGTTCGAGGAGATAACGTTAAAAGTGGTTTTTATAAAGGATTAAATGATACTTTTGATTTATTGACAGATGTTAATTTTTCAAATAAGGATTATCGTAAGCTTTTAAAGTCTATTGAATACAGGGGCGGTGATTTTATTTATTGTGACCCCCCGTACTTAGGAACTATCGATAATTATAGTAATAGTTTCACAAAGTCCGATTCTTTAGACCTATTCGATACACTAGAACAAACAGGTTGCAAATGGGCTATGAGTGAATTTTTTAACCCTTTTATATTAGAACAAGCAAAGCAAAGAAATTTGAACGTAATAATAATAGGCGAAAGACAAAACCTAAAAAACAGAAGAACAGAAATATTAGTTACTAATTACGAAAACAGACAAACCGCCCTAAATTTCAACTAATGAACCAGAAAATAAAAACAATCGAGCCCGACACGCTTTTATATTATATTGAGTTAAATTTAGGTAGTTTGACTATGTTTTTTAACAAGCTGAGCGAGCGAAAAAGGCCACACCCCCGACTATATAGGGATTTATTAGCCCGTCGTATAAGTTTAAACCATTTTAGCAAACAAATGAGAACGACCGAAAATATAAGGTATAATTAATCTATAATAGAGCAAAATAGAAAAAAATGCAAGAGTTTGACCAAACCGAATACGAAGAGGGCCGCCCGCCCAAAGGGAACTTTAAAAAAGGGCGAAAAAAAACAGGGGGCCGACAAAAAGGGACACCAAACAAAGTAACCAAGGCTTTAAAGGCTCAGTTAACGGGGTTTGTTACTGATAATTTCGAGGCTTTTATAGAGGACTTGAACAATATGTACCCAGACCAACGGGCCAAACTGTATGTTAAAATATTTGAATATGTATTGCCAAAGCAAAAACAAATAGATTTGGACGGCGAGGTAAAAATTAACGCTTTAAAGGTTGAGTTTAAGAGCACAAACCGAGCGCCAAGGCATAACGAAAGCGATTTTATAGACGACTAAAAACAGTATGAAGAAATTAAAAACGATTCTTAGCTTATCATTAGGGTTTTGTGTGTTTTATTTTATAGGCCCTTATATTAATTTATCGCCACTATATAAGTATATAGTTTTGTATTTGTGTGCGTTTGGTGTGTTTTGGACACTTGAGGCGGTTTTTATCACTTACAAGTACATAAAAGACCAAAAAGAAGATAGCAAAAACTTAGATTATACACTAACTCAAGTAAATAAAGAATTATCAAATATTGATAATAAAATAAAAGTAGCTGAGGATAATAGAAAAGATAAAAATAATTAAATAAATGTTACAACCCTTTAACCCGTCGCCCGTTTTCGAGTGGAATTTTACGGCCAAACAAAGGATTGTAATAAACCAAGGCGGTACAAGCTCGGGTAAAACTTATAGTATTTTGCAAGTTTTACTTATAAAAATATGCGAGGCGGCCCAGTATCATAAAAATATAGTTGCCACGGTTGCGGGTCAAGATATGCCAAATTTAAGAGACGGAACCGCCCGAGAATTAGACAAGATTCTAAATAACGATTTTTTTGGATCAATGATAAGCAAGGTAAATAGATCTACTTTAAAATATCATTTCCATAACGGGGCGGTTTTAGAGTTTAAATCTTACGACAACGAGCAAGACGCAAGAAACGGAAAAAGGCATTTTTTATTTGTAAACGAGGCCCAAGGTTTAAGTTTTGAAATATTTGAACAGCTGCAGACAAGGACGAGTATACAAACATTTATAGACTATAACCCAAGCGCCCCTTTTTGGGTGCATCATAATTTAATAGGAGCGCCCGAGGTTGTACGGTTTATTTCTAATTATAACGATAACGGGTATTTAAACGAGTCGGGGGCTTGGGTGTCAAATTTGCCCGAGGCGATTATAAAAAATATAGAAAGCAAGAAAGACCGCCCGCAGTGGTGGCGGGTTTACGGTCTGGGGTTAACGGGGCAAGTGTCGGGCGTCGTTTTTCCTGATATTAACTTTTTGCCAAGTATACCGCCGCCCGAGGATTGTAAACGGACGGTTTACGGCCTTGACTGGGGTTACGATAACGACCCGACGACATTAGTAAGGGCGAGTATTTACGAGGGTGAGTTATACGCTGAGGGGTTATTATACGAGACGGGCTTAAAATATCATCAAATAGCCGCAATAATTAACGAACTCGGGGTTGATACACAAAAATATGATTTGATAGCCGATAACGATAGCCGAGGGATTGACACGCTAAAAGATTACGGGGTATATAGTACAAAAGCGAAAAAAGGCGCCAACTCAATAATCGAGGGCATACAAATAATAAAAGAATACAAATTAAATATACTAAATAATTTAGATTGGAAAACCGAGCAATTAAGTTATATTTACAAAACAGATAGAAGAACAGGAAAGCCCAACGGCAGCGACCCAAAAGACGACTATAACCATTATTGGGACGCTTTACGCTATGCGATGGAAAAATTACACAGGCGCAAAGGCGGCGGCGGGATTTTAGCCAAATCTTACTAAAATTAGAACAAATGAGCGACAAAAAAAAAGGTGTTTTAGAATTTAAAAAAAGTCAATTACCCAACTTTATATTTATTCATTCTATAATGAAAGCGGGTTACTACCTTATTTCTGGGGACGGCTCAACAAAGGAGCCTAATAAAATTACTTTAGGCTTTGGACATTCAAGGCTTAAAAACGTATCAAATATACATATATCTTTAGATAAAAACTTAGAAGAATTTTCTTTAATAAAAGACTTATTAAAACTTTAAATAAACCAAATGAAAAAAATAAAAGAAAAACTAAGCGAATTAGTTACATTATTAGAAGAGTACAAAGCCACAAGCCAAGAACAACGCTCTTTTACTTTAATTAAAAGTTATGTTTCTTTGGCTCAAAACGCCGCCTCTTTTAAGTCAAGAGTAAAAACAGATGTTAACCCCAAAGAACAGGCGGCAAAGTTAAATAAAACGTACAAAGACTATACCCCAGAGCCCAAGCCAACGGCCAAAAAGAAAAGAGGCCGACCAAAGAAAAAAGAGAACGTTTTAGCCTCGTCGACGGATCCAAAAACATTAACCGAAAAATTAAAAAATGATTAAATTTAAAGGTTTTGAGTTGTACGGGAATATTTATAATATACCGCAAGACATTACAAAAGTAAAAATAGGGCGATATATTAAATACTTAAATAAAATTTTTCAGCATTGCCCCGACGAATTAAACGCGGTTTGTGATTTACAAGAGGGCGAGACTTTACGCGGTAAGTTTGACGCTTTGCCCGCTCAGGCACAAAAAAAGTGCTATGATTATTTTGTTAAGGTCGTCTCGTTTTGGAGCGGGGCCCCAGAGCAAAAATTAAAAAACTTAGATTTAAAAACTTTAGAGCTTGCCTTTTGGGGTATCGAATATTTGTTTGGATCTTACAAGCCAAACGAAGAGTTTGCAGGGTTTGAGGTTGACGGCGTCGAGTATTTATTACCCGAAAAACACATGGTACAAAGTACTCTTATAGAGTTTGCAGAGGCGGCCCAATATGAGGAAAACGTAAAAGATTTAAAAGCGGGCAACCATATTGCAATACTTGACAACATGGCTATTTTATGCCGCCCAAAGGGCGAACAATACGACGACAAGAACAACGAAAAGAGGAAAAAGATTTTTTTTAATGTTGGTTTAGATGTTGGTTTAAACGTCTGTTTTTTTTTGACCAAGTTAAATGTTTCCTTGAATCAAACTTTGTTGATTTATTCGCTACTAGCGGGGCCTCAAGTGGAGCAAGTAAAGCAGTAAGCAAAAGTTACGGTTGGTATACCGTTATTATTAGGATCGCCGAAAGTGGATTATTTAACCAGACGGCGAGCGATTTTTATTTAAAGCTTTTGTTTTATGTACTTACTCGACCATTACCAAAACGGTACAAAAGAAAAAAGCCCGAAATAATAACCCCCCTAAAGGCGGCCCAGTTGGCCAATTTACACGAAGCTTTATTTTTTCTCAGTTATGACAATGCAAGAGTAAACGCCCAAAATTTAGAAATGAAAAGCCAATGGAACAAACCGTAAAAGACGCGCTCGAGTTGGCTTTATCTAACAATAATCAAGATAAAATAAAACTCGGGCGCTTACTTTCTAATAAAAGTTTTGATTTTTTTTGTATTTTTATAGAATATTTTGCAATAAGAGCAAAGTATAAGATAGATCGAGAGAAAAACAGTTACTCTTTTTCTCATTTTTTTATATTTAGCTCTTGTAATTTGATTATAAAGACCGAGAAAAACCCAAAGAAACAAATATTTTTTAGTTTCGTTTATATAAATGATAATTTGGCTGTTTCTTTATTTGAGCACAAAGGGCGCTTTAAATTAAAATATACAAAGTACAACTATAAGGATATACTAAACTCTTTAAAATGAACAATATAATACATTTACAAAATTTATTTGTCAAATTAGTACAAGCCGACCCAGATTTAAAATACTATCATTTCGGGTGGTTGTCTGACTTAGATTTAAACATAGAAAATGTATTTAACCAAGAGGCTAAGGCGGGGCGCCAATTCCCTTGTTTAGACTGGATTGTACCCGACAATATAAGCTTTAATATTGACGACCCAGAAAAAGAAACTATTTCAATTTGTTTGTATTTTTCAGATCTACAAGGATACGACAATAAAGGGGCGATAGACACAAGGACACAAATAACAGTTTGGCGCGACTTGTGGAAAGTGGCAAAACGTTTTTTATTGTTACTTAACCGCGGGTTATGTGAGTTAAAACTAGGCGGTTTCGATAGTAAAGGCGTAAGATACGAGCTAAACGCTTACGCGGGAAAACAACGCCGCCAAGATATTAAATTCACATTTAATATAATTTTAGATACTGAGTGTATAGATGTGGAAAGCGAGCCTTTGCCGACCCTTGGGGAAAATTGCGACTTAGAAGATTATTGTAATTGTATAGAAATACCATAAAACTAAATGATAGTATTAAACTTTATTTTACTTCTAATTTTAGCTATAATATTAATGTTAATTTTTGAAGATTAGAACCAAACCAAAAAAGAACAATGAAACATTTAAAAGAATTAAAAACGGGTAATTTATTAAAAACGACCAACGAGGCCGCGGCCGAAAAGGTTAAAAACGGGGGCTTTGCTTTTATTAAAAAAGGCAAGTTTAAACGATTCTTTAAAGAAGATCAAAAGCAAAAGAGCCGATTTAAGAAAAGAAAATCGCCCGTTTACTGCAGCGGTCAATTTAAAAAAGCTCAGGATTTTATAAGTACTAAATGTACAACAAAGAAAGACGCAAACGGCGAGGATTTGTTAAATAAAAACGGCGAAAAGCAATTTAAAAAATTAACGAGCCACAAAAGAAACGAGCAAAAACAAGCCGAGGCAAGAAATAAAAAAAGACGTCGTAAATGATTGATTTAATTAACTGGTTAACGCTCCCAATTTTGGGTTTATTCGTCGGGTTTGGTGTTATCTTTAGCGCTTCTATTCTTTTTCTTTTATTGTACGCAAAAAGGCATTTTAAAGATTGAACGAACTAATAAACATACTAACTAAAAATATTTTTATAGCCTTAGCCGCTCAGTTGAAGCGGCAAGGTCACCGACTAACGGGCGCCCTTGAGGAGTCTTTTGAAGATCAAATAAAAGAAACGGCCGAAAAGACAATAATTAATTTTTTAATGAATAATTACGGGGTTTATCTTAACGACGGGATACCCCCCGAAAGAATACCATACACACCGCCGCCGCCCGCAAGGGGTGGAAAATCTAAATATATTCAAGGTCTTATTCGATGGGCTAAGCTAAAATTTAGATATGACGAAAAACGGGCTCAACGTGTCGCTTTTGCGGTAGCAGCAAAACACAAAAAAAAAGGTTACCCCTTGACCGCTAAGGGGTTTATTAATATAACCTTAGCCGCCGAGGCTGAGCAAATCGAGGCTTTTGTATTTGATTATATACAAGAGATTTTCGACGATTTTTTTAAAGAGTTTTTAAGTAATACAAAATGATAACAACGGTAATACAAAAAACAACCGCCGCGGCCGAGGTAGACCGCCAAGTATACCAAAAGATAATAGAAGCTCAAGAGGTGGGCGATACTTTAACCGCCGCAACTGCTAATTTGGGTTTGTGTGCGGCTCTGGTTGTTCCGAATGCGCGTTTAGCTGAGTTTAACGCGGCTACTGAGTCCGACAAAGTACGCTTTGTTTTAGTTTCCCAAAGAACATTTCAAAGAACAACCGAAAGCGGCGACTTTGTAGCGGTATTTGAGGACGAATATTTAAAAGAATTTAGCTAATATGGGAATTATTACACAACCGCCGAGGCCGATAGTTAGCGCTTATAGGCCTATACAATTCGAGGTTTTTACAACTGGCGACGCCGTTTTAATACCTCAAAATGCAGTAGTAAAGCTATATGTAAAAGGCGTTTTAAAGTCTACTTTTAGCGTAAAAAGTACAGAAGTTACGCCAAACGTTGCCCCTAATATAGACGACTATAAATTTTGTATTGATGTCTCGGACAAAATACAGGGCTTACTAGCACCATTTGCTGAGATTTCAAGCGTTTTTGTTTTAGATTGTCCAACTATTCCAACAGATAACACCGACTCAATAGCAAACTTTTATTTAGACATTTCTTACGAGTGGTTAAACACCGCTACAAATTTAATTGAGACTCAATTAGGGGTTAATGATGTTACCAACGAGTTTTGGGCGGTTAATATAACACGCCAAGACTTAGAGCCAATGTATTTAGACACGTTCACGGTAACAGGGAGCGAAACAAGAGCGCTAACAAATAGCCCGAAAAATATAGAAGTATGCAGAGAGGCAAATATATTTCTATCTTATGTTATTGCCCCAGACATTTTCGAGCCCAACGCTTATAGGGTTGTTTTATATGACTCATTAGGCGGCGTTATTGGTGACGCTTACGGGCTTTTAAATTCGGTTAGTCAAACAGGGCACGTTTTTACATTTAATACAGGTATCGAAAACGGTTTAAAATGTTTAGTTAATGCCGTCGAAAGTGTCGGCTTTGATTTAGACGATCCTAACATTAGTTATTATACTATTGATATAGGGTTTTATTTATTTGCGACTTATTTAATAGCGAGGGAAACTTTCACATATACTTTACAAAGCGGCTGTAAATGTTGCGAAAAAAGAAAATTTCGCTTACACTGGCTTAATTGTTTGGGGGGTGTTGATTCTTTTACTTTTTGTTCAATAAAAGAACTTAGAAAAAAGACAAGCTCAGTAACGGCCGAAAAGGCTTTACCTTGGGATAAAACTAGCTTAACGCCACATAACCCGACAAACTCGAGCCGATTTAAAACAAGAACTAACAACAACTTTATATATAGGGTTGTTAGTCAGGATATAAGTAATAGTACCGCCTCTTGGCTTTCTGAAATGCTCGGAAATGTTAGCGTATATCTGGAGCTCGAAAGCGGGCAATTTATACCCGTGTTGATTCAAGATAGCGAGCACTTAATAAACAAAGAGTCAGGCAAAAGAAAACTAGAATTAACTATTGAATTATCTAGTTGTGAAATAAAACAAAGTATTTAAAATGTCAAGATACGCGAAATTAATAATAAACGGTATAGAGGCCGACTCTTTTAGCTTAGAGGCAACCCCTTTAAATTTAAAAAAGCGTATATCGAACCCCGACGGCGAGCCCGCGGGCTCTTTTACTAGATCAACAATAAAAATACCCGCAACAAAAAACAATAAATCTATTTTGTCGGGTAAATTGGGGTTTTTGCCTTTTCGTATAGATATAAGCGGCTCGACCCGTTTAAGCGGATTCTTACAGGTAAAAAAAGAGGAAATAATAAGCAATTGTTACGAATGTATTGTCGCTTCTTATGAGGTTGCCTTACAAGGTGGTAACTCTGATTGGTTTTTAGCTCTAAGAAATTGCAAACTAAGCGAAATAACCGCGGCTAAAGTTTTCTTTGATGTTGGGCCAATTGACGCGGGATTTAACGCCGACCCCGATTTAATAGATAACGGGTTCTTTTTTATGAAGTTTAAAGAGTGGGAAAACTCGCGACTAATAACAGAAAATAACCCTTTTGGGGGGTCAATAACTAGGCAACTAGAAAGCCCCTCTTATAAAGAGGCAACGCCTTTTTTATTTATTAGGCCCTTAGTAATAGAGGCGTTTAGAAAAGTGGGCTATACAATAGAAAGCGACTTTATAGAAAGCGACTTTTTTAAGCGGCTAATTATGCCCGTCCCTTTGCCTAATAAAATGCCTCAAATATATAGCGATAATTATTTAAATTTTCACGCGTCTAAAGATACGTTAACAATAAATAACCCCGCCGTTACTGTTTTTAATTTTCCTTTTGATACGGTAACCTTACCCCCGTTAAATACTGGGGTTTGGAATGCTTTAACGTATGAGTATATTGTACCAAGTGATGGGTTTTATGAGCTAGAAACGGGCGCCACGTTTGGCCCAGAGGTCGGAATGTTTAGTTTTATTTATTTACAAGTTGCAACGGTTAACGGTTCCGCGGTTATAGCGGGGCAGGGCGGCTTTGCTGAGGGGGGGTTGCTTGGTTTATTCCCCTTTCCAACAAATCAAACTAAAAAAGGCTCTGTTGTTGCTCAGGCGAGCGCGGGCGACATTATAGCGGTAACAGTTCAAACGTTTACAGACACACCGTTTACTATCCTAAATTCTTATTTAAAAATTAACGGCGAGGCCATTCGGGCGCTTGGTTTGAATATAGATTTTGCCTCTTTGGTTGATAAATACGATTTTTTACCATTACTAAAAGACTTAACAACTATTTTTAAACTTGGATTTGATACGAACGCCGATAATAAAAAGGTAAAAATTGAACCCTTAGACCCGTATTTATATACTGATAGGCTGAGCAGTACAAAAGAAGTAAGAGAGGGGTACTATTATCTTTCTAATACTATCGACTATTCGGGCAAAATTGATTTTAGCAAGAAAATAGACAACAAAATACCCGTTTTAGACGGCTTTTTTAAGTTTTTTTACCTTAGTGACGAGGACGAAACGACCAAGGCAAGAGAAGAAAACGAACGCTTTAAGATTTACGAGGCTATTTATAACAGTCCAGACGGATCTGACAAGAATAAAACAAAAGAGATTAAAACCGAATTTTTTGCAAAAAGTATACACACAACCGACAATTTAGCAAGATACCCAGATACAGAAATAAACCCTCAATTTGTACTATCTTATCCATTTAACTATGTATTAGACCCAACGGCGACCAATCAAGACGCTAATTATGATATAAGCCCGAGAATATTGTATTTTGGTGGCCAAAGGGGGGGGATTGATGGCTACATAGAAATAAACGAAAACCAAGGCGGCGACGTTGAGTTACCCGCCGCTTTTATGGTTAATTATAACGATGTTTCGGGGCTAGATCCTAATTTAAGTTTTGCGACTGAAATAATAGCGGGGCAAGAGGTCGCGGGAATAGTTGACAGGTTTCAAATACATTGTTTGAGTCGTAAGAGTCAGAGGGGGGAAAAAAAAGCGAGCGTATTACAAACGCCAACCGAAAGAGATAATTTTACTTTTAGAAAAAAAGCAATTATAAACGGTAAAAGGTACGTTATAGAATCAATTGAAAGTGTTAACCCGCTCCAAAATACCCCCGACAAATTTTTATTTGTACTCGACGAGTTCGCAGATAAAGCAATAAAAGACGGAATAGAAAACAGTAACTTAAGCGGATTGTTTAGTATATTCCCAGTATAAAAGATATAAGAAAAAATGGCTAATAAAAAAATAATTGCTTTCTCTATTGAGATAGACGGCAAAAAAGAAATAAAAGAAGTGACGCAATTATTTGCGCTTTTAGAGAAGCAAATAAAAGGCGTAAATAAAGAGCTCGACGAACTTAATAAAAAAACTAAAAAGATAGGTTCAGACGGTTTAAAAGAAGCCGACAAAGCTTTAAAAAACACGGGGACAAGTGCAAAGAGGTTGACAAACACTTTTAAGCAGTCGTTTCAGTCATTCGACCAAGGCAATAAAACGGTTAAAGATCTTGGAAACGGTTATTTTGAAGTAACAAAGGCAATTGATAAAGCTAGCTCAGAGGTAAGAGAAAACGCCGACTCAATAAGCGATTTAATTAAGCGTAATAAAACCCTTAAAAAAGTACTTTCAGAGACAAAACAAGGGGTTAAAGAGGTAGACTTTAACGGGCAAACGGTCGAAGTCTCAAAATTAACTAAAGAGTACTCAAGGAATAACGACGCAATAAAGCAATTTAGAACCGAGCTAAGGACGGGGACAAAGGCCCAAGATATAGCCAAAGATTCTATTTTAGACCTAAGAAAAAGAGTAACTAACTTAAAAAAAGAATATTTAGGCTTAACACCCGCTCAACAAAAATTTACTTTAAGCGGGCGAAAAACGAGACGAGAACTTATTAAACTAACCAAGACCCTAAAAAAACAAGAGGAACAAATAGGGGATTTTAGGCGGTCGGTTGGTAATTATGAAAAGGCGCTTAAAAGAGTCGGGCGCTCAGCGTTAAAAGTTTTCGGCATTCGTGGCGCTTTTGAGGGCTTGCGCCGTGTCGGTCAAGGGTTAACCTCGTTAGTTGAAAAAGGCAAAGAAACAAACGAAACATTTGCAAATATAAGCAAGGCCGCCGCGGGTCTTTCTAATGCCGCGACTAATATAGGTACTAATTTATTGAGTACTTTTGGCGATACCATACAAGGAGCGCTCGAGAGTGTTTCTTTTGTTATCTCTAAAGTTAGCGAGGCGTTTACTAATTTGGCCAACTCTGGCGGGTTGGTTGGTAAGGTTTTTTCTTTTATAGGTTTAATTATAAAAGACTTTCCGTCTGTTCTAGGCGGGGTTCGTGCTGTATTTGGTGAGTTTTTCGCTAAGATTGGCCGCGGGTTTGATAATGCAAGTTTAAAAGCTCAAGAGTTATTTTTAAATGTTCGTCGTATTGCCTCGGCTATTACGGGCGAGGACGTCGGCGCAATAGACAAAAGACTGGGCGAGATTACGAAACGATTAGAAGAAAACAAAAACGCCGCGGTTTCTTTTACTGACGCCTTTAATGAGGGGTTTAAGGCGGTAAAAGACGAACAAGACGCTTTTATAAAACGAAACAACGAAGAAATCGAGGCAAGAGCAAGAGCCGAAAAGGCAATAGCAGCGGCCCAAGAGGCAGGAAAAGCCAACGCCGAGGCAGAAACAGCCCGACTAGATGAACTTAGCAAAGAGCGAGAGGCTCTTAATAAAAAATTAATAGAGGACGAAATAGCAAGGCTGCAGATAATAAAAGGCTTAACGGAACAATTAAAAGATTCTCAGATAGAGAACATTAAGGACGAGGGAGAAAAAGCAATACAGGCCGAAAACGAGCGCTTTAAAAGGGAGCAAGAAAATAGAAAAAATAATTTTAAAAAATTAGAAGATCAAATAAAAGAGCAAAGGGCCGAGCTTATTAGGCTAAATGAGGGGAACGCCGAAAAATTAAAAGAGTTTGACTTAAAAACGGGCGAGGATCTAAGAAAAGTAAATGAAATAAATAATAAACTTGAATTAGAACAACAAGAAGCGCACGAAAAAACATTAACAAGCATTAGAGAAAAGGGCGCTCAGGATAGAACAAAAGCAACTAAAACCGCTTTTAGTAACTTGAGCTCAGCACTTACAAAGGGTTTAGAGAAAACAGTACAAGCGGCCCAAGAAGTAACAGAAAAAGCCGAGGAAACACGAAAAGAACAACTAGAAGCAACTAAAGACGCGTTAATAACCGCCGTAAATGGTTTATTAGACGGTATTAGTCAAATTGCGACAATAGCGGCCGAGGCTGAAAACCAACGCTTTGAAAACGCAATTTCAGAGCGTCAAAATAATATAGATAAATTAAATGAGGATTTAGCCGACGCGACGGGGTTACAAAAGAAATTTTTAGAGCAACAAATAGAGCAAGAAAAGAAAGCTCAAGAGCAACTAAATAAACAAGCAGAAAAAGCAAGAAAAGAACAAGCCGAGGCACAAAAAGCTATTGCAATAGTTCAGGCGGTTATTAGTACGGCTTTAGCCGTGGTTAACGCCTTGGGGAGCGCACCGCCGCCCGCCTCTTTTATACTGGCAGCGGCCGCGGGGGTTGCGGGGGCTGTTCAGATCGCAACAATAGCGAGCCAAAAATTTGCCCTCGGGGGTATAGCTGAGGACGGGGGTATAATTTCGGGCCCCTCTCATAATGAGGGCGGCGTACCTTTTACAATTGGTAAAAAGTCAGGCTTTGAGGCTGAGGGCGGCGAGGCTATTATTAATAAAAAATCAACGGCTCTATATAAGCCTCTATTAAGTAAAATTAACCAAGCGGGCGGCGGTGTTGCCTTTGCGGGTGGCGGTGTCTTGTCGGCCCCAGTTGTAGCCAACGAGGCAAACGCTAATTTTGACGCAATGTTAAAAGCGTTTGAGGGACAAACCGCGGCTATTAATAACCGTATTGATAATATAAAAGTAATTAACTCTATTGATGATTTTAACGAAGTGTCAGAACAAGAGACAATTTTAGACGCCGAAAGCACTTTATAAATGTTAGAAATTTATGCAAAAAAAATACCTATTGAGTTAAAAGCCGAGGTATTAGAAACTATTAACCGAGTCGAACGAAACAAAATAAGAGCCGCTCGTAAAGATGTAAAATACTTATTTGAAATATATAAGCAATACTTAGCCCCGCACGATAAACAAAATATAGATTGTAAAGCTTGCCGCGCAAAAGTTTGCGGGATTTTTTTCTCAATAGCTAGAACATGGAAAACGAAAAACTAAAAAACTTAAATAATCATTTTTCGGCGATATTGGCCCAACGGTTCGAGGTCTGGGCCGAGTCTCAAGGCGTCGCCTCTAACTCTGAAAACCTAATAAAATATTTAATTGGTTGCTCTTTAATTAAAAATAAGCAAGTAAATAGATTCATGGTAATAGATAATTACCCGAAAATCTTAGAGGCTAACGAGGGCCGAAAAGAAAGAACTATCTACACGCTTGAAGATATAGTTTATATAAAAAGCACTCAGATAAAAACAACATTAAAGCACTATTCAAAAACTTTTAGATTTAATAAAAAATTAGTACAATGAGAAAAAGAAATGTAACAGAATTAAAAACCCTTAAAAAGCTTTTAGGGGTGTCGATGGAAACGGCCGTCGAAATTATAGAGAAAAAAGGGCCTTTTGCTTTTATTAATAATGGGTTTACTATTATTAGTTTAGGTGGCGAGTTAAAAGAGTTAGGGGTTGAGGTCGAATATTTAAGAGACAAACCCGAGATTATAAACCAACTACAAGCCGAGGCGGTTAGCAAGTACCCTAAACACGCTAACGACATTATTATAAAAACATTTACTAAGGTTTACTCGGCCGTTATTTTTAATGTATCGACTGGGCTAAGTATCGCCGAGGATTGGAAAGAGTACAACCAAGGAAAACAAGAGCAGTAACAAAAAAAAGCTATCTAAATATAATTAGATAGCTTTTACTTTTATAACCCTTTTTTGTAGTGCGGGCAAGCACTACAACAACAACAGTACAAATATAGTATTTTATTATTAATAAGATACGCTTTGCTTTATTAATTCCATAAAACCGCAAATAATTGCTTTTTTTTTGCCGTATTATTGCATATATGGACAAACAAAACGAAATAAAAAAGTTTTTAAGCCTTGATTTTTCAAAAATTTCGGCGGCTACACAAGAAGTAAAAGCCCAAGAAGTACGAATTTTTGGTGAAATATGGGAAAACTCACTTTATAGATTAGACGAGCAACTAAAAGCAGATTCAAAAGAATCTTTAGAATTACTCGTTAACTCTGGCGGGGGTTCTGTTTTTGATGGTGTCGCGATGGCTTCTTTAATTAAAAGACATGAGGGCGACACAACCGCGACGGGTTTAGGCTTTGTTGCTTCTATTGCAACCGTTATACTTTTAGCGGCCGATAAAGTAAGACTAAACAAAGACGCGTTTTTTATGATACATAACGCTTGGACTTGGGGAGCGGGCGACGCTGACGAGTTACGAAAAGAGGCCGATATATTAGAAAAGATTAGCGCCCAAATTGGCGAGGTCTATTTATCCCAAATAGAGAAAAATAACAAACTTATTGACGGCGATTTAAAAAAGACTCGAAAAAGCATTAAAAATATGATGAAAAACGAGACTTGGTTAACCGCTGACGAGGCTTTAAACCTTGGGTTAATTGACGAAATAGCAGACAACGACGCAACGTTAAAACCATTAACCGAGGATCAAATAAATAATTTAGTAAATAAATACGGGGCGAGCGCTCCAAAATCTTTTTTAAATATGGCAAATATAGAAGATAAACCAGAGGTTAAAGAGGTAGAAGAAACCAAACAAACCGAGGCTACTTTTTGGGATAACGTTAAGAACTTTTTTAAGTCTAACCCTGATAAGATCCAAGAAATTAAAGGCGAGGTAGAAAAAGAGCAAGAGGCAGAAAAAACAACCGAGGTAGAAAACGCAAAGGCTTTATTAACTGAGGCGGGGTTTATTATTTTGGATAAAGCACTGCTAGAAGAAACAAACAACGAGCTCGAAGCGCTACAAGACCAAGCAAATAAAAAAGATGAGGCTTTGGGATCTTTGCAAAACGAGTACGACACTATTATGTCGAAATTAAAAGAGTTTGAGGCTGAGTTTAACGGCCCCTCAGCAAAAGCAGAGCTAGAAAAAGAAGCTCAAGAGCCTGAAAAAGTAAATACAAGAGAGACAATTTTAAACGAGCTAAACGAAGAAAGCGACTTTAAAAATTCTAAGTTTTTTAAAATGCTAAATAAATAAAAAAATGGCAAAACCTAACCAAGCGCCAAACAATCCGTTTGCTTGTGCTTCTAACGCTGTAAAAATGCACACTGTCGGCCCTTGTTGCGGTCAATTGTTGGCGGTTTATGGCTACGAAGTCAAGGACGGCGGCGGGTCTATTGAGTTTACCCCTTTAACGGGTAATTTATCTGCAGACCTTAAATATTACCGTTGGTCTGTTGTGGATCAATACGGCCAAAGTGTCGGCGTATCTTTAGACTTAAGTAACCCAAGTACAGCGGTTACAGTTAACACTTCAACACTAGCAGTAAACGGGCCGTTTACGGTTAAATTTGCAGCTTGCAAAGCCGTTGGAGTAGAAGAACAAAGCGTTTCTTATAATACTGTAATTAATGACGTTACAAGCAACCCAAGCGGTAACAGTACGCCCGTTAATTATGAAAATGTAGCTATGTTATTAAAATTAACTAGTACAGACGACGCGAACTTTAGTTTGTTTCCCGTTGACGGCTTAGAAATTTCAAGCAAACAAGTTATTGACTTAACGGATTATTTGGACGGCTCGCCAACTATGGGCGGCGGTAAGTCTTATATATTTAGCTTAGAAGCAAAAAAATATTGGTACGAGCCAACGGCAGACGAGCCGAGCTTTCCGACTAACGACGTTGTAGCAAGTGCGACGGCCGAACCGTCTTACCCTATTGCTTTAGGTGTTGATTACGCGCAAATTTTAAGCGCTATAACAATCGAAACGGGGTCTGCAGGCGCTTTTGCTGAGATAGTAACGACGGCGCTAAATGCCGAGGGGGTACAACCGTCTTTTATTTTCACCCTTAAAACTAATATAGCATAATGCAAGATATAATATTAGATGTACAAGGAATTAAGGCAAACCGTTTATTAGTTAAGCCTATCTTTGAGGATCAATTAAACGTTATGAACGTTTTTAAAATGTATCCAAACATCAAACACGGAAAAGAAAGAATACACCATTTAAACGAAATGGAATTCGATTTAGTAGAATCAAACGGTTGCGACTCTCAAGATACGGGCTCTGTTAGTATTACAGATAGAACGTTACACGTTTATAACCTTGAGGGGCAATTATCCCAATGTGCTGATGAATTTAAATGTACATATTTAGACGAGTTGTTAAATACTGGCGTTGATAAGGCAGATTTAACAAATACGCAAGTACAAAGCGTTATTCTTGGCCAAGCTGAGCGCGCTTTAATAAAGACTTATGATAAATTAACTTGGTTTGGTGACAAGTCAAGCGACAACGCAAGTATTAACGGCGTTAACGGTCTTTGGTCTGTTCACTTCGCGCAAGGTATCGCGGACGACAAAATAAACAATGTAGATATTAACTCTGGCTCTGTTTTGAACGCGGGCGACGGTATCGACATTTTAACAAAAGTCTGGGAAAACTCACCAAACGAGCTTAAGGCTTGGGCGATGAATGAAAAAGCGTTTTATGTTTCTGGATCTGTTTATGAACAGTACATGAAAGACACCGAGGGGCAAGGCTTAACTTGTTGCGTTGATCAACAATATACTAACTTAGTTAGTGGACAAATGGCGTTAACTTTTAGAGGTATACCAGTAATTCCGTTTTATTCTTGGGACTCTTATTACTCGGCTAACGGTCAAGATCTACAACATAGAGTTTTACTAACTGTTCCGTCTATGAATATCGTAATAGGTACGGATTCTGAAAGCGATCTAAATAATATCGAGAGTCGCTATTGGTGGAAAGACAAAAAGGTATATACTCGCATTGCCTCTGTCTTTGGTGTCGATTATGCGTGCGAATCTCTTTTATCTCTTGGCCTTTAAAAATATTTAACTATGGGTTGTTTAACTACTGGGCGCTTAAGAACGTGCGGCTCAGGCACAACGGGCGGGGCTAAATGGATTTATTTAGCAGATATGCAAACTATCGACAAAGTCGCGACCGAGGCAACAAGAGCCGCCGACGGTTCTTATCCGTCTATTACTATGCTTAACGCCTTAACAGACTTTTATTATAAGTTTACAGGCAAAAGAAACACTATTAATATAAACGAAAGTTTAACCGTTGTTGATGGTAACTCAAGCTCTGTTTTGACTATTACTATTGTTTTTGATGGTTCAAGTCACGCCGATAAAGTAATAATCGACGAGCTTAAAAACTGCGTTTGTGGTCTTAGTGCTGTTTGGTGCGATAACTCAGATAATATAAAAGTTAGTTCTTTTGTAGATAGTGAGGAATTGTTGTTAGCTACTGGCGTAAGAGACACGGGAACCGCTAAGGCAGACCCGAACCAAACAACGTTAACTTTTACGGCTGAAATGGCTTGTTTTGCTGACGCTTACACAGGCGACGAGGCAAGTATACCACAAGTTTAAAAATAAGTTTGGTTTTATTGTTCTAATAACAAAGGCGACGGCTTATAGTCGTCGCCTTTTTATATTTTATATTATGGCAAAGAAGAAAAATAAAAAAAAGGCCCCAGAGTCTAATAATTTAGAATTTAAAGAGGTATTTTTAAGCCGAAAAATGCACGGCAAAATACAAGGGTTGGAGCTGCCAAAGTTATATAAAGACTTTACGGCAAAGGATAAGTTAACTTTATATTGGCACAACCCAGAAAATACAAAAGTTTTATTTAAAGATGTTTCTTTTGTTGGCCCTCGATCGATAGAGGACGAAAAAGAACAAGAGCCAAAATTAGACAATGACGAGGAACAACAAGAAGAAACAAACACGGGCGACAAGTAAGCCCCAAAAAAAAATACTAGCAAGCGCGCAAATTAAGCACGGGCAAGACACCGACGTACTAAGCGAGGATTTGTTTAATGAGGCTATTTTAGACAAAAACGGGCGCTCGGCTCAGCTTGTTAAGAATAAATGGGTGTTGATGTTTGACGAGAAACAAAGTTTTCTTAAGAACTTAATGAGTTTATTAAATAACTCGACAACATTAAGAAATGTAACCAACGCAAAAACGGCGTTTACCTTGGGCGATGGTTTCCAAGCGGTAGAGGCTGACACTATACCAATTTTAAAAAGTATAAAAAAGTTAGTTCGTAAATTCTCGGGCGATTCTAATAAGCTGCAGGGGTTAAATGATTGTTTAACTATGGTTAACCCCGCGGGCGAAACTTTAGAAGATGTTAGTAATAAAATTATTTTTGATTTTTGCGCTTTTGGCAATGCCTTTGCCGAGTTGGTAAAAACGACCGAAAGCGGGCAACCCGTCGTTTATTTATATCATGTTCCAGTTTATAAAGTTGGACTCGAGAAACAAAACAAACGCGGATTTTCTGAAAATTTCGGCATTTGCCAAGATTGGCAAAACTTAGGGAATAAGGCCGAAAATATAGAAGTTGTACCAAGATACCCCCAATTCTCAAAGGGCGCGGCTAAGCGTTCAATTATACATCTTAAGCAGTACGCCGCGGGCTTTGATTATTTCGGGTTGCCTGAGTGGATAAGCGCGCGGCTTTGGGCTAATATAGAGTACAGAATACCAAAGTATAATATTACTAAATTTAAAAACGGCTTTGTTCCCTCGGCTATTATGCAATTTTTTGGAGCCATGAACGAGGACGAGGCCGCCGAGTTAATAAAAGGAATAGATGCGACTTTCTCAGACACGGGGAAAAATAGTAAAATATTTGCTCAAGTACTCAGAGATGAAAGCTATAAGGCAGACGTGCAAATATTAGAAGATAAAAACGCGGGCTCTTTTTTAGACCTTAATAAGTTAGCTAGTCAGGCAATTGTAACGGCTAGCCGTTGGACTATGAGTCTAGCGGGTTTCGCTACTTCTGGCAAGCTTGGAACTAACCAACAGATAAGAGATGAAATAGAGTTAGTTACTAACACGGTAATAAAACAAATAAGGCGTTTATATTTGCAAAAAATAGCTAATGTATTTATAAAGGAATTGAGCACGGCCAAGAGCGGCGAGTTTAAAGGGCTTCAATTAGAAATTGCAAATCTTACGCCCGTTTCAGTTGCTTCAAAAATTGACCCCGAAAAGTCGTTATTAACAAGCGAGAAAAGAAACCTTTTAGGATACGACACGCTAGACGAGGAACAAGAGAAGAAATTACAACAAGAACAACAAAGCCTTTAATTATGAGCACAACTTTAATACAACCTCAAGAAGTGGTAAACGGCGGTATAGTAAACGCCGCGCCTATTTCTGATAGATTCGACGCGGCGTTATTAGGGGCCCACGTTAAGCCCGCCGAAATTAGATTTTTGCGGCCGATACTCTGCGAGGCTTTTTATTTAGATCTTATTGAAACTAAAGAGAATTTAATAAGTAGTTATAATGCGGCTATATGTCCAATTGTTGAAGCTTACCCGAGCGACCCAGTAAAAGAAAAACTTTGGGTTGAGTACGTCTTACCGTTTTTGTCTTATTGCGTTTTGTGGCAGTCGGCCCCGTTTATAGGCACCCAGATTGCAAGTAATGGTATTTTAGAAATGAATACCCAATTCAGCACGCCAACGGGTAAAAGCGGCGCTAAATATATACAAGATAGTCTTTTATCTACTATTGAAATATTAAGCGAGAACTTAAAACGTTATTTGTGCAAAAATAAAGAACTATTCCCTTTGTTTTGTGACGAATGTCACTGCAAATGTGATTGTAATAAAACAGATTGTTGCGAGTGTTCAGATAGTAAGTTAAGCGGGCCCAAAATAGGCATTGTTTTTTATTGAGAATAATAATAATAAAATAAAACATTAAACACTAAAAACGAAATTTTTAAAAATGGGATTTATATACGATATATCTATAAAAAACGGGGCCTTAGTCGCGACTGATCAAAAAAATATAGTTAGAAAACAATTGCATAATGTTGCAGACGTTTATACTTATGAGGCGAACGATACATTAGGGACGCCGAAAAATTTAAAAATAGTAGAAAAGTACGGCAATGAGCTAGAATTAGACGTTTTGAACGTTGGTTCTATTAGTGGCGTTCCTTTTACTGGCGATTTTGACGCGCTTTTACTAGCTGTAAACGGTCTAATTGAATCTCTTAACTCTTTTTCAGTAACGACAACTTTAGACCCCAACGCGTCAACGCTGAGCGAGCAAGAAAAACAAACACTTTCTTTAAATGAGATCAGCACAAAGGAAAGCGAACAAATAATTTTGCAGGAAAGTATAAACAAGCAATTAGCCCAACGCGGCGTTTTAACTTTTGCCGACTTAACAAACTCGGCCGTGACGCCTTGGGCGGGGTTTCCTTTAACTATTGATGAATTTCAATGGACTGACGGAACCTTTTTTCCCGCGACGACTTACTCCATTGCTTCGACGGTTGTTAATAATGTGGCCGAATTGGTTGCTTTGTGGAATGCTAATGTATTAGATAATAAACTACAAGCAAGAGACGCGACGAGCGTTTATATTTTAGAGGGGGCGGCCCCAGTTCCGACGGATAACAACGGAACTATTCAATTCTCAGACACGGCCGCGCCTTTTGCTATTTTTGCTTATGTAAAAGTTTCCTCTTGGGCTGAGGAGCCCGACGCGGTTAAGTCATCTATTAATATAATAGAAGAAAAAACAACGCTATTGGCCGACGGTGCGGAAAGCCTTGTTTCTACTGAATTTCAAGTATCAACCTTAAGCGTCGGGAATGTAGCCGCGCCCCTTGTCACCTCTAACTCAAAACGCGAAAATGTGCACGTGCACTGTCATACTTTGGGGCTTTGGGTGCGTTTAAAACCCGCCGCAACGAACCCAAGTAATAGAGAGGGGTACTTTTTAGCCGCGGGCGAGAAAAGAGATTTTAAGACTTTTGCAAATGGCCAAAAATATACTTTAGATATATCTATAATAAATGCGGTCGACGGACAAGAGCCAACTTATTCTTTATCTATATTAAACAGACCTTAATAAATGCCTTTTATAACGACCGAGTACCCTATAAAACAATTTAACGGCTTTGATTCTTTCCCGACCGAGGGCGAGTTATTAACGTTTTACGTTGACACGGTACGTTATAAGGCTTATTTATGGGACGCCTCGACAACTAGTTATAAATTTCACGCGGCACTAAACCCCGACGAGATAACTTCATCAGACCAAGCAAACGAGTTAGAACGCGGAATTTTAGAAATAGCAACTCAGGCAGAAACAAACGCGGGAACAGACGACACGCGGGCAATTACCCCTAAAAAATTAGCGGGTTTTTTATCAAGTGGCTTTGTTATTCCTTTTGTGCCTGAAAAGACAATAATACCCCCCTCTAACGCGGGGGCTTGGGTTGTTCGTGCCTTGGGGGTTGCTTATGCTAATAAATTAATACAAATTAGAATATCAAAAACAAATAATAATTTGGCCGTTTGTGGAGCAAGAGAAACAGGCTCTATTTTAGATTTAAGTTTTGCTCTTGGTCGGGGTAATTCTTATTTTGAAGTACTAGCAGACCCCGCGGGCAGTATTGAAATAAGGTCGAACAGACTAAACGCGCGTTTTTGGATAACGGGGACTAAATAAACAAAATGAAACTTTGTAAATATAATAATTACGACTTAACAACCCAGAAAATAACAGGGACGGAAAAAGCCGCGTTTTGTTTTTTTGACTTGGCCAATATACCCGCCGATTATTCTAATATTAACACTATTGAAAATCTAAACCTTTACGGGTTTAATGCTTGCGATAGTTTCGATTACAAAAGAGTAAGGGACTTAATAAAAACAGAGGTCGAGGCGGTCGGTTGGTCGGCCTTAAGTTCTAACGAGAAAATAACAGCAGCGACCCACAAAATAGGGACAAACCCAGAGCGGGCCGCGGCTTTTAATAATGATTTTGATCTAATGGACTCAGCAGGCGCCGAGTATCACGCTAATGTATTAAAAGTTAGATCAAACAGAATGCAAATAGTAAAATCTAAGATCCATAATAGGTTAGGGCATATAATGTACGGGCCTTACAACGCCCCCGAAATTATTTTATCAGAGATTACCGAAACGGTGTTATTAATGTACGAAAACGAGGGGCTCGGCGGTGTGTGTGATGGCGATAACGCCGAGGGGCTTTTAGATTACATTAACGAGACGGCGGGCACTTCTTACGAGTTAGGCGCGGGGCTTAGGTCTAAGCCTTGGACGCCTTACGGCTTTGCCGATATGTCAGTTTTTTGTGATACATTACTAAACATCTTACAAAAAGGAATTTTTTAAAATATGGCTATATTATTAAGCGGTTGCGGGGCAAGTACTAGGGGGGCTTTTGTCGGTACGGCCTTGGTTGAGATTGCAAAAAAAATAAAGTTTAATTATTTTGTCGGCGTTTCTTATTCGTCTATTATTGGCGTACCGTTGGCGCTTGGTATGTATGACGAGATAATAAATAAAACTTTAAACCTTAAACATACCGACTTTTTTAAGGTTGCCCCTATGAATAACAAAGGCAAGTTCACGCCCCAAGCATTAAGCCGAGTAATAGGCTCTATTTTTGCCCCTAATAAGATAAAGTCTTTCGGCGTGCAAGATGTTAAGCCAATATTAAAAGAGTTTATTACTGAGGATATTTTTAATAAATACCAAAACGGTAATTATCCTATTGTTTATATATGCGCGGTTAATGCTGACACTCAAAAACCTAAAATTTGGAATATAAAAAATAAAAGTGTCAACTATTGCCAATATTTAGATATTGTTAGCGCCTCGGCTAGAATCCCAGTTTGGACACAACCCCAACTAATAGACGGCGTCGAGTATTACGATGGCGGGGTGACTGATACGAACGCCTCAACGCTAATAATACAAGCCAATAAGGATATAAAAGAAGTATACTCTATTTATCCAAGACCTAAAGACTTTAAAGGGAAACAAGCGCCAAAAAGAAAAGGTATAGTCGGCTCTATTATTTGGACTATTGACACAATGTTAAAAGATGTAAGTAAAAACGACGAATTGCAAGAGCGCGACGTTTGCGAGCACAAAAATATAAAATTGGTTCAAATATTCCCGACTAGATACGTTTTAAGTAATTTATATGATGTTGATAAAAGTAAATTACTCGAATTGTCACAAATGGCTAAAAATATCGTTAATAAAGATATATTATAATATATCAATTAACTAAATTATAAATAAATGTTAACTAACTTAATAGACCTATTATTTACTATTTATTTAATCTCTGGGCTTGGCGCGGGGGCTTGGGTTTTCTATGAGTTTCTTTTTCAAAATAGATTTTTGTTTAAAGATGATCTATTAGTATTTGATTATGTAGAGAGTATAAAAGGCGATTATAAAAAAATAGAAAGCCGATTAGATACAATAGAAGAAAACCAACGAATAATAATATCTTTATTAAGGCAAAATAAAAGAAATGATTAACAAAAAT